AAGTCATACACTTTCTTTACGAAATCTTCTTGTGTTAATTCTGTTACTGTCATTTTATTTTCTGTTTTATTGTTATTATTCTTATTTCCATTACTAGCGTTCGCCATTCCTACCAAAAGACTTGCGAACAATACGGCACCGACCTTAATAAAACCCATCTTGAACCTCCTTTTTATTTATTACTTTGTCTTCTATTTATATTGCAAAGTTCATCTTATTTCCACGATTAAGAAATGGCCATATCGCCGGATAAGTTTGCAATACTTCCCGATCCCCATCAAAAAAGTATAAAATAAGTTTTTTTACTATAAAATAATAGGATGAAACGCAGAATAAAGCAAATTTGAGCATTCTTACTGACAGTCAGAGAGTTTGGCTTCGAGTGGCACAGAACGGCATAAGGTCGGGAAAACGGATTTAGGCAGATTGCAGCAGCAGATGCACTTCCAAACCATTACCCGACACCAATTGCACATTTAACGCTAACAGGCTCTATTTCTGCGTTCTGCGTAGGTTTACATTCTGTCTTTACAACTCCCGTAAACTAATTTTGCATCAAACAAAAAGAATGATTATGCGGAGCACTTTCAAGACGGTCTTCTATGTAAACGGAAGCAAGGAGAAGAACGGAATTGTCCCCATCATGGGACGGGTTACAATCAACGGGACTATTGCGCAGTTCAGTTGCAAACAGAGCATTTCAAAGGAACTTTGGGATGCCAAAGGCAACAGGGCGAAAGGAAAAAGCCGTGAGGCGGTGGCGGTGAACTACGCCCTTGACAATATCAAGGCGCAGATAACGAAACACTACCAGCGGCTTTCTGACCGTGAGGCGTTTGTCACGGCTGAAATGGTGCGCAATGCCTACCAAGGCATCGGCACGGAGTATGAAACATTGCTGCGTGCCTTTGACAAGGAGAACGAGGCGTTTGCCAAACGGGTGGGCAAAGACCGCTCCAAGCACACGTACCAAAAGTACCTGACCGTCCGCAAATACGTGGCAGAGTTCATAACAAGGCACTACAAGCGGACGGACATGGCAATGAACGAACTGACGGAGGATTTCATCCGTGACTACTGCCTGTACCTGCGAAACGAGGTCGGGCTGGCGCAGTCATCCGTGTGGATATACTCCATACCGTTGAAACACATCGTCACCACGGCGCACTACAACGGCAAGATACCGAGAAACCCGTTTGCGATGTACCATGTTGACCCCGACCACAAGGAGCGTGGCTTTCTGACTGAGGATGAAATTCAGGCGTTGGGCACAATCAAACTGGACAATCCAAACTTTGCGTTGGCAAGGGATTTGTTCCTGTTCGGTTGTTGGACTGGCATCTCGTTCACGGACATCAAGAACCTGACCACCGACAACATTGTTGAAATGAACGGCACACCATGGATTGTGTCGAAACGCCAAAAGACGGGCGTACCGTTCCAAATCAAGCTGATGGACATCCCTATGCAGATAATCAGGCGTTACGAGCCGTTCAGAAGAGACAAGCGGCTTTTCAATATCGGCTCGCTTGACATGGTGAACAAGCGCATCAAGGCCGTGGCGAAGAAATGCGGGATAGAAAAGTCGATTTCATTCCACCTGAGCCGCCACTCCTTCGCTGTCTTGGCTCTCAATTACGGTATGCCGATAGAAAGCGTGAGCAAGATTTTGGGGCATACCAATATCACCACAACGCAAATTTACGCGAAGGTGACGAACAAGAAACTTGAAAACGACATATCCGCTTTCGAGAGCAAGGTAAACGGACGTTTCACCATATAAACCGCACAGAGTATGAAACGGACAACAATCACGATGGACGGGTACGGCAGGGTTGCCGTACCGTCCGATACCGCCAATGTTTGGATGAGCGAAATGGAGTTGGTGGAGCTTTTCGATGTAATTGCCCCGACACTCCGTGCCGCCATCCGAGCCGTGTACAGGAGCGGGGTATTGACGCCTTGCGAAGTGGAAAGGCGCATCAAGCTGCCCAACGGCTACTTTATGGACGTGTACGCCTTGCCAATGGTTGTGGCACTTGCTTTCCATATCAATACATCAAATGTGGCAATGGTACGTAATGCTTTATTGGAAAGGCTGTGCTTGCGAAAAGAAAGGCAAATTTTATTGGTTTCAATGAACAGCAAACCTTCATGCAGATGTTAGATTGTGCGCTTTTGAAAATTTTACGGATTGTTTACGAGCGGTTTAACCTGATGTGGTGTCGTAATGACATCAGTAAACCTATAAACCTGCATATCCATTTGCCAACGAATATCTGCGGCAACCCATTTGCCCGAAGAAGTGTGTTTTGGCTTCTTCGGGCTTTTTCTTTTCGCCATTTTAAGCTGATATTACCCGTTCCGCTACATTTTCTTATTTGTCGGTTTCTTTTGCGCCGTTCTGCATCGTTTTACGTATCAAGGTTTTAGCCGTCCTGCCGTAGCTTTGCACCCATGTTCAATCCGCTTGCCGACAGCACGTTGGCGGCACTAAAATCTTATTGAAAACATGGAGAAAAAAGAAGAATTCATCCGAGTAGGCACTACGCTCTACAAGATTGTGGACCAGCCCCGCATCGACGGCGGCTATGTGAGGAAACGCATCGCATGGAACTCCGAGACCTTGCGGCAGGACTACGGCAAGGACTACATGGCGGGCATCCCCAAGTATGACGGCTTCTGCACCGTACCCGACCATGTGGACTACAAGCCCGTAGTCGGCAAGTTCCTCAACCTCTACGAGCCGATAAGCCATATTCTCCGACAAGGCGACTTCCCCTGCATCCGCTCGTTGGTGGAACACATCTTCGGCGGACAGTACGAGTTGGGCATGGACTACCTGCAACTGCTCTACCTTTACCCCATTCAGAAGCTGCCCATTTTGCTGCTCGTGTCCGAAGAACGGAACACGGGCAAAAGCACGTTTCTGAACTTCCTGAAAGCTATCTTTCAGAATAATGTCACTTTCAACACCAATGAGGACTTCCGCAGCCAGTTCAATTCCGACTGGGCGGGCAAACTGCTCATCATGGTGGATGAAGTGCTGCTCAACCGCCGTGAGGACAGCGAAAGGTTGAAGAACCTCAGCACCACACTTTCCTACAAGGTGGAGGCGAAAGGGAAAGACCGTGACGAGATAGGCTTCTTCGCCAAGTTCGTGCTTTGCTCCAACAACGAGCACCTGCCCGTCATCATTGACGCCGGGGAGACACGCTATTGGGTGCGGAAGATTGCGCCGATCCAAAGTGATGATACTGACTTCCTGCAAAAGCTGAAAGCAGAGATACCCGCTTTCCTCCATTTCCTGCAACACAGACGGCTGTCCACCGGGAAGGAAAGCCGTATGTGGTTCAACCCGAAGCGGCTGGAGACGGATGCCCTGCGGAAGATTATCCGAAGCAACCGCAACCGTTTGGAGATTGAAATGGCTGAACTGCTGCTCGACATCATGGCAAGCACAGGTGTCAGTTCTGTTTCTTTTTGCCTCAATGACATTATCCCGTTGCTCGTCTGCTCGCAAGTCAAGGTGGAGAAGTCGCAGGTTCGGAAAGTGGTACAAGAGTGCTGGAAGCTGACACCAGCATCCAATTCGCTTTCCTACACCACCTACAAATACGACTACAACCGTGAATGCCGTTACTCTCCCGTCAGACGGATTGGACGCTACTACACGGTAAGCAAAGCGCAATTGGAAACACTTTGATATCTTGATGAAATGATGAAAGCATATATAAACATAAAGAATAACAGTAACTTACATACTCATCAAACACTCAACAAAAGTATTTGGCTGATGAAAAGAGAAAGCGGACGCAGCCCCATACATCACTTTTCTTTTGGCGAGCGGTTTGATGAAACGATGATGAAAGGTTATTGCAATGTATGTCAATGCGTTAGACTATCCAATCATCAATTCATCGGATTTTCAGCCCTCAACAAGTCCACAGGAAAAGCAACGGAGGCGAACACCGCCATCCGCAGGCTGGTCGGACGGACTTCCATCCTGCCGACAGACAAGGGAAAGCCGATGTCGCTGGCGAAAAGAAAAAGGCAACCGACAACAGCCGACATCATCGCCGACACCGCCGCAGGCTTTTGGGAAGCAAAAAGCCATAGCTCATTAGGGCGTTTTCTTCACGCACCGCTGACGCTAATGCTAAAAACGCCCAATGAGCCAGCAGGGTTGCACCCCGCTGCACACCCCCGCTTGTCCCGTGCGGCTATGACCGCAGGCGGACGGATACCGACAAACAAGTTTGTAGAACCTAACAAAACAAGAAACGAACATGGGATATATCAGCATCCAAATCAACAAGGCGAAAGGGTCGGCTGACACGGGCGCATCCGACCACATCGAACGCAAGACCACGCCCAAGAACGCAGACCCCACACGCACCCATCTCAACCGCGAGCTGGTGCAATTCCCCGACGGCGTAGCAGACCGCACCGGAGCCATAAGCCACCGCATCCGCACGGCTGGCATCAAGAGGAAGATAACGCCCGACCAAGTACGGGCAATCCGCATCGTGCTTTCGGGTACGCACGAGGACATGGCGAGAGTGCAGGACGAGGGCAGACTATCCGAGTGGTGCGATGACAACCTGCAATGGCTGCACCGCACATTCGGCAGGGAGAACACCGTTTCGGCGGTGCTGCACATGGACGAACACACGCCTCACATCCACGCAACGGTCGTACCGATAGTGACGGGAGAGCGCAGGAAAGCGAGGAAGAAACAAGCGGAGGGTAGACGCACCTACCGAAAGAAAGCCAACGCCGTGCGCCTGTGCGCCGATGACCTCCTGACCCGTGAAAGGCTTGTCGCCTACCATGACAGCTACGCCGCAGCGATGGCGAAGTACGGCTTGCAGCGTGGTGTCCGAGGTTCGGAGGCACGGCACATGACAACCGCCCAATACTACCGTGACCTGAAACGGCAGACGGGAGAGCTTGAAGCCAACGTACAGCAGTTGCAGACCGAACAGCAACAGGCGGAACGGCAGCTTGACGAAGTGCGGAAAGAAATCAAGTCGGAGAAGCTGGAAGCCGCCAAGACCGAGGCGAAAGCGGCACTCGTGGCAAGGGTCGGTTCCCTTTTTGGCGGAGGCAAGTTGAAAGAGCTTGAAGCCGACAACCGCATCCTGCAAGATGAGGTTGCCGCCCGTGACGAGAGCATCGAGTTGTTGCAACAGCAAATGGAGCGGCAGCAGGAGGAACACAGCCGTCAGTTAATGGAACTACAAGCCCGGCACCGTAGGGAAATGTCGGACAAGGAAGCGGAACACCAAAGGGAAGTGTCATTCCTGAAATCCATCATCCAAAAAGCCAAGAAATGGTTTCCGCTGTTCCAAGAGCTTGTGTACATGGAGAAGTTCTGCCTCAAAGTCGGCTTCACCGAAAGGCAGACCGCCACGCTTATCAGCGGCAAGCCGCTGTTCTACGAAGGCGAACTCTATTCGAAGGAACACGGGCGGAAATTCAAAACAGAGGAAGCAGGCTTCCAAGTGGTGAAAGACCCGGCGGACAAATCGAAACTTGCACTTGCCATCAACGGGCAACTGATTGGCGAATGGTTCAAAGAACAGTTTGACAGGCTGTTTTCATCCATTCGGAAAAATGTCATACCGCCTCAATATAGGAAAGGACTTCGACAATAAGAGTTAATTTGTTTAAACCTAACGGGGAAGGAATAGTCTAATAATTGATTAGGTTATTCCTTTTCGCTATCTTTGAGTGCTATTAAGATGATAGGTTATGAAGAAACTTCTGTTCATATGGCTTGCATGGGTTGTAATAGGTGGACTTTCTGCCCAAAACAATAAATGTGCAGATATGTCCGCATTGCTGGAAAACAAAGTATGGAAAGTGCAATTACCCCAAAACAAGCAATATGCTATGGAAATGGAATTTCGTGATGCAGGGTGGAGAAGCGTCTTTTTGTATGATGGCAAAAGGAAAGAAACTTTTTATTCTTATTCTTTATGCGGAGATACAATCAAAGTCTTTGAATCGAGGAAAAATTACATTATCCAAGAGCTGACCGACAGCACATTGGTTTTTCAGTATCTGCCTGACACACTGACCATTGGTGTTGGTCCGGTCAGATGCATGACTGACAACAGCCTGCAAGGACAACGGCAGAATGAAAACCGTTTGGACAGCATCTGGTGTGCGGAGATAGGTTGGAACATAGGCGTTTTGGATATGTCGGGGAGTCCAATTAAAGACTTATCAACCATTGAACCACCCCGTTGGGCAAAATGGAATTACGATTTAGAAAAGTATTATACTTCCCAAATGGTATATCCCGAAGAGTTGTTGAAAAAGAACCAAGCCGGATATTCCGTAGTCATGTTTTATATCGACACATTAGGGTTGCCACACGGCATTTACATTTTGACTTCTAAACATAAAGAATTCGACAAAGAGGTTATCCGGCTGACCAAAGAATTACCGCATTGTCTGCCATGCAGGGACAAGGACGGCAAGCGAATGAAATGTTACTATGCGGTCTATGTGCCTTTCCTGCCACAACATTACCGAGACAGGGTGAAGGTGGACAGTATCGCGGAAGAAGAACAGAAACATTGTTTTGTAGAATGGGAGGCTGTCTCTTCTTTCCAAAACGGCAAGCTGTGTTCTGCGCAAAACTACATCACCCAACGCTTAAAGTATGACCCTGCATTATTGGGTGTTAAACAACAAGTGAGAGGCATCTATACGATACGGATTAACTCGTATGGAGAAGTATATGATGCGAAAGTAGTGCGGAGCTGCGGCATTGAATACTGGGACAACCAAGTATTGGAAATCATCAGAAAGATGCCTCGCTGGACACCTACCATCAATTATTACGGCAAAGGAGAATATAGGGAATCTGTATGGACTATACCTATAGTTTTTAAGAGGAATGGAAGCTTGATTGCCCATACAACAGAAAAACATCTTGAAGTCGGTGTCCCCGTATGCTACTTGAATGAACAAGGCGATACCATTGTGCCATACAATAAATACAAATTCTGCCAAACAGACACCATACGGAACATCGGTTTTGTGTATGAGTACAAGCAAGACGCACGGATTGTTTGCATAAACAATCAAGGCAAAGAATTGTTCTATATGTTCAAACATGATAACGGTCCCGATTATATCCGCGAAGGACTTTTCCGCATCATGGATGAGAACGGACTGATAGGCTTTGCCGATTCATTGGGCAATGTGGTCATTAAGCCCCAATTCAAATT